GATTTTGATGTTGGTAATATTGAAACATTACAAGCCAACGTAGAACTTCTTGCAGTTAACGGTGCAATTTATACTGTAAAAATGGTAGATGGTGGTGCAGGATATGCTGCAGCAAACGTTGAAATTATTGGAGATGGAACTGGTGCTACAGCAACGGCAACTGTAACTGGTGGTAAAGTATCTCATATTGAAATGACTAATCCAGGTATCGGTTACACTTGGACTGATTTAATAATTACTGGTAACGAAGGTGCTTCTGGTGCTGCTGCTAGAGCAATTATGACCCCAATAGGCGGACATGGTTATAATGCTATTGACGAATTAAATGCAAGTAATATTATATTTTATACTTCAATTTCAAGAGATAAAAATCAAGGTTTAGAAATTAATAATGATTATCGTAAGGTTGGTTTAGTTCGTAATTTCAAAAAATTTGGTTCTAATAGTAAATTTACAGAAGATATTGGATCTGGATGTGTATTAATTACAGGAACTTTTGATAAAACTAAACTACAGTATGATATGTTATTAACAAAAGATGGATATAAAAAATATCGTATTGTTGAATTTACTGATACACAAATATTATTATCAGTATTTAACAACTTTACAATAGATGTAGGAGACACTTTAATAACAGATCCTACTAATGGCGGATTAGTATCATCTCCTACTGTAAATTCGATAAATATTGTAGTAGATGCAGTAACAGAAAGAACAATCGATCAATTTTCAGGTGACTTTTTGTTTTTCAGTGTTAGAGAATCATATTCTCCTTCAGCTGATCAAATTATTACAGTAAGAACACTTGTAGAGATATAAATATATAAAACTAACAGAAGAGTAACTAACAATGGCAATTAACTTTAATATAAATCCATACTATGATGACTTTGATGAAGACAGTGGTTTTCATCGAATTCTTTTTAGACCAGGCTATGCAGTTCAAGCTAGAGAACTTACTCAGCTACAAACTCAATTACAAAATCAAATTGAAAAATTTGGTGATCATATATTTGTAAATGGTTCTGTAGTATTAGGAGGTGCCAGAACATTCCAAAATGATTTACTATCCATTAAATTAAATACTAACTTTGGTGGAGCAACAGTTAATCCTTCAAATTTTAATAACCTAACTATTGTAGGTGCAACTTCTGGAACTAAAGCTATTGTTAAGAAAAGTTATAGCTTAACTGAAACTGATCCAATTACTCTTATTGTTAAAATTACTGCTGGTAATGTGTTTACTGCGGGAGAAACAATTTCTGCTACTTCTGGACTAAGTACATTTTCAGCTTCCATTCAAACTCTTTCTCCATTTAATAGTGCTATGATTTTTTCTATTGATGAAGGCGTTTTCTTTATTGATGGAAAATTTATTCATTCAACAGCACAAAGTGTTGCTGTTGATAAGTACTCAAATAGTTCCTCTAAAAATATAGGTTTTTCAGTTACTGAAAGTGTTATTACTTCTGATGATGAAGATTCACTATTGGATAGAGCACAAGGCTCTCCAAACTTTGCTGCTCCTGGAGCAGACAGATATGCTGTAACATTAACTTTAACTGCAAAAGATTTTGCTACAGTTGATGATAATTTTATTGAACTTGCTAGAGTTTCTTCTGGTGAACTTGTTTTAAATAAAGTAAAAACAGTGTATTCAGAAATAGGTAATGAATTAGCCAGAAGAACTTTTGATGAATCTGGTGATTATACTGTTAAAAAATGGCCAATACAAATTTTAGACCATCAAGATGATATTCCAGATGCAACTAAATTTACTGCAGCTTTAGATCCAGGTAAAGGTTATATTAAAGGCTATGAATTTGAAACAATCAATCAAGAATTTTTAACTTTAGATAGAGCTAGAGATACAGACCAAGCAGATAATTTAGATGTTAATGTAAACTATGGTAACTACGTTTATGTTGATAATGTAACATCTGGATACTTATTTACAAATGCTCCTTCCACCCCTTATTCTTCAGTAAATTTAGTTAATGTTGGAGCTTCAACTATTGGTACAGCTAAAGTTAGATTTTTCCAATGGGATAACGGTACAGTAGGAACTGTTGGAGCTGTTTATAGATTATATCTATTTGATATTCAAATGACTGGAGCTAATGTATTTGCTGATGTTGTAACAATTTCTAGTGGCACATTTTCTAGTACTGTTGATGCTTTAAGTAAAGTTGGCGGGACTGGTAATACTTTCTTAACAGGATCAGATGCTCCTGGATTAGTATTTCCTTTAGCAAATACTTTTATTAAAACAATACGAGATGATAGTAATAACACACAAACAGATTATCTTATTCAAAGAACTATTACTGGTACAGTAACTGGTGGTGTTATTACTATAGCTACAGATGATGGTTTAGAAAGGTTTGTTGGTACGTCTGGTGCATTATCAGATAGTATTAAAGATACAAACTACCATGTTGTCGTAGGTACTACTGTATATAGAATGGACTCTGCTTCTGGTAGATCTATAACACTATCTACACCTGCAGTCGGTGTTGCTCATCAAGCAACATTTGATTTAAATGATGGTGGATTATCTGGTACTGCTAGAATTATAGCGTCTATTAATGTTAACACACAAACTGAAAGATTAAAAGCATTAGGTAACTATACCATTAAAATTATTTCATCGCCAAATACATTACTAGGTGGTTTAGATTCACTAGATGTATCAGACATATATGGTGCGGTTGAAGTATATAATACAAGTACAACAAATCCAACTGCAGTTACTATTAATGGTACAACTGGTGATTTAACTTGGAATGGGGTAGTTAATACAGATGTAACTGAAAATTATATATTAGATGACGGACAAAGATCTGAATTTTATGACCACGGTGGTATTACCTTAACAGGTACTGCTCCTGGCGGATCAGACTATCTACTCGTTGTTTATAGAAACTTTTCTCATTCGGGAGATGGTTTCTTATCCGTTGATTCATACAATATTCCATATGCAGATATTCCAAAATTTACAGATCCTGCTTCAGGTCAAGTCTATGAATTAAGAGACGCTGTTGATTTTAGACCGAGACGTGTTGATGGTGGAACTGATTTAATTGGTGGTCAAATCCCTGATCCAGCTGGAACATTAAATGCTGATTACCAATATTATTTAGGTCGTATGGATAAAATTATTGCTACTGCAGATCAAAAGTTTGTTATTAAGCAAGGTATTCCAGCAATTGCTCCAACTGTACCATCTGATCTTTCAAATGGTATGACATTATATATTGTAGTTATTCCTCCATTCACTGCAAATATTCGTGATATTGATATTAAATATATCGAAAATAAACGATATACTATGCGTGATATTGGTCGTTTAGAAAAAAGAATTGGTAATTTAGAATATTATACACAACTTTCTTTATTAGAAAAACAAGCAAAAGATACTTCTATTCCAGATTCATCTAATATAGAAAAATTTAAAAACGGTTTTGTTGTTGATCCATTTACTTCTCAAGATATATTTGTAGCGGGAGCTTCTGCGTGGTCACAAAGAAGATGGGGTTGGTGGAATGCATGGTTTAATGGTACTAATACATGGACTGCTGCAGCTTCAAACTATAATGCAAATTCTATAGCACAAGCAGCTAATCCTGATTTTAATGCTGCAATTGATCCTATTAATCAAGAATTAAGATCTCCATTTACTGTAGACTTCCATTACTTTGATGTTGGAACTGAAACTAATACAGATAGAAATGGTGACTTAGTCACTTTAGAATACACTGAAGAAGAAGTAATCTCTCAAAATTTAGCAACTGGATGGGTTAACATTAATCCGTTTAATGTTATTAAATTTTATGGTACTGTAAAATTAGAGCCATCTGTTGATCAATGGGTTGATGTTCAATATCTACCAGCAATTAACAGAGTTGTTGATGTACAATTACCAGACGCAGATGACCTATCTGTTAGAAACGTTGTTCAAAGACAAAGTGCAGCATTACTAACTCAAGTACTTAGTTCATCTAGCACAGTTTCTACAAATGTAGTTGGATCTTCAACAACAAATTTAGGCACTCAAGTTGTTGATGTACAAGCTGTTCCATTTATACGAGCAAAAAATATTATTGGTGTTGGTTCACTGTTTAAGCCTACTGCTAGATTATATCCATTTGTTGAAAATACTAATGTTTCTGCTTATGTTAAACCTTTAACAATAGTTACTATAGATAACTGGACAGGCACTTCTTTAGATGCTACTGAAGGAATATATGAAACTATTTCCTTTAAAACAGGATCGATTGTTGGTACTGAAGTTGGTACTGCTAAAACTTCAATATTTGCTCAACCAACAACTGCGGATGCAACAAAACGCCAAGTAACAGTACATGATACTACTGGTACAATATCAATAGGTGATTATGCAGTAGGTAGTATTGGAAGTGGTAATGGAGTTGTTAGTAATGTAGTTACTTATTCATTAGCTGATCCAATTGTACCTGATGAATATGGTAATATTGGATTTGAATTTCAGCTTCCTGCAAATACATTTAAAACTGGCGAACGTACAATTAGATTAATAGACAATGTTGATAACGACGCAGTTAATCAAGATTCTATTGGAGAAGCTAAATATACTGCTACTGGTTTAATTCAAACTAGACAAGAGAATTTCTTAACTACTAGAAATTTACAAAATCAAAAAACCACAATACAAAATGTTAGATTGTATGATCCTACTGCTCAGTCATTCTTTATTGAAACTGCAGCATTTCCTCATGGATTCCAATTGTCTTCTGTTAATGTGTATTTTAGATCTAAATCTAATACTATTCCAGTTACTATGGAAATCAGACAAGTTGTTAATGGATATCCATCAAGTAGACCTACCATTCCATATGCAGAATCTACATTAAAACCAGAACAAGTAACAGTTTCTGCTGATGGTCTAACAGCAACTAAATTTACCTTTGCTAATCCTTTACATTTAGTCCCAGGTGAATATGCAATTGTTCTTCTTGCTAATACTCAAGAATACGAAGTGTATATTGCTGAAATGGGAGAAACTTTATTAGGTGGAACTTCTAGAGTTGATAAACAACCATACATTGGTTCACTATTTAAATCACAAAATGCCTCAACTTGGGATGCAGAACAAAATAAAGATCTTAAATTTAATATTAATAGAGCTGAGTTTGATTTATCTGGTAGTGTAGAATTTAATGTTCAAGACCCTGCGGTATTACAAGAATATCATGCACTGTTTACTAATGTAACTGCAATTGTTCCAACTGGTACCACTATTAAATGGTATGCTAAAGCATATTATGGTAGTTCTGTATTTGATGCTGATTGGGCTCCTATAAATATTAATCAAGATATTGAATATGCTTCATTAAGACAACTTGCTGCAGCTTCTGGTATTGGTGGAACTCCTTCACTTAGAATAAAAGCTGAATTAGATACTATATCAAGTACAGTATCACCTGCAATAGATGCTTCAACATTAAGTGTTGTTGCAGCCGTTAATACTATTAACAATGATAGTACAGGAGAATCTGGAGCAAATACTAACGGAGATGCTCTTGCTAGATATATTACTACTCCAATTAACTTAGCTGATGGATTTGATGCTTCTAATATTGTAGTAACTGTTGATATTAATAGACCTGCAAGTACTAATGTTAAAGTATATTATAAAGCTTTACCATCTGGTTCAGCCACTCCTATTACAGATGAAATTTGGTATGAAATGGACTTAGAATCTGCAGTCCCATCTTCAATAAATGGGTTTGATTATAAAGAACACAGATTCTTCCCACCAAATGCATTTGACCAATATGGTGTTCCAGCTGATAATCCTATTATTGCTAGATTTAATACGTTCCAAATTAAAATTGTAATGTTATCTAGTACAGTAACTAGAACTCCTAAGTTACGTGATTTACGAATTATTGCATTGGATGTTTAATGAAAATTAAAGTTGAAAATGAATCTTTAGTAAGAGATACCAATACAGGTGCTATATTAGAAACTGATATAAGTAAATTGGAAAAACACAGAGCAATAAGACAAAAATTAAGAAGTCGTGATAAAACTCTCGATGTTTTAATGGAAAGAATAAATAAACTAGAACAATCATTGGAAGAAATTACAAATGGCAACGTTAACCTATAGAATTATTAAAGGAAGTCCACTAACTAATCAGGAAATTGATGATAACTTCAGTAACCTTAATACTGAGGTAGGTACAAAATTAACATCTACTGATTATACTGCTGCTGATGTATTATCTAAATTACTTACCGTTGACGGATCTGGTACTGGTTTAGATGCAGACTTATTAGACGGTTTACATTCTGATACAGCAAATACTAATAGCACTATTGTTGCTAGGGATGCTTCTGGTAATTTTTCTGCAGGTACTATAACAGCGACTCAATTTTCAGGTAATTTATATCTAGGTACCACTAATAATGTTACATTTGAAGGTGCAACACCTGATGGATTTGAAACAACATTAACTGCAACTGATCCAACAGCAGATAGAACTATTACTTTCCCAGATGAAAGTGGTACTGTTGTGTTGTCTGGTGGTGCTGGTTCTGTTGGATCAGTTACTAATGCGATGTTAGCAGGTTCAATAACTAATGATAAATTTGTTAATAGTACCATTACAATTGATGGTAATGCAGTATCTCTTGGTGGTTCTGTATCGATAGCTTCTGCAGATATTACATGGACTGGAGCACAGACATTTAGAGATAATAAATTTGTTGTTACAGATAACGTAGATACTACTAAGGTACTTAATCTTCAGATATCCAATATTGCTACTGCTACAACGCGTACATTAACTGCACCTGATGAATCTGGTACAATTGCTACGAGAAATTATGTTGATACTGAAATTATTAGCGCAACAGGTAGTTTAGGAACTATGTCATCACAAGAATCAAACGCAGTTTCTATTACAGGTGGTTCCATATCTGGATTATCTTCTTTTGGATTTGGTGCAAACTGGACTGCAGGACAAACTGGTACTGATTTAATATTTAAATATAATGGTGTGAATAAAATGAAAATTGATAGTTCTGGTAATCTGACTGTTGTTGGTAATATAACTGCCTTTGGTGCTGTTTAATGAATGAACAACTACCACAGCCATATCCGTCTTGGGTGTTAAACGAAGCTGGTGATTGGACAGCTCCTATAGAAAAGCCTGATAATAATGACAGTTATTTATGGAATGAATCCCGTTTAATGTGGGTTGGAAGTAATAGTGAATATTGGGAGGAAACGGTAAACGTTGATTGAAGAATTATTTAAAGTTGCTATATATAGAACATTTTTACATGATGAAACACCTGATGATTTAAATAAAATATTTGAAAGGTTAACATCATATTATAATAATAATCAGTTAAAAACTCCAGAATCATGGAGGACTGATATGTTAACTAGTCATAATGTTTTAGACCCGAATATAGAATATTCAGGTATAATGAAAAAGATTAGTAATCATGTTTATACCTATGTTAAACAAATGGGATATGATATAAACAATATTTCTTGTACGGAAGCTTGGTTTAATTATGGAATTGAACATAGCTATCAAGAATATCATGTTCATGCAAATAATCATATTAGTGGAGTTTACTATATAAAAACTCCAGAAAATTGTGGTAATATTGTATTTAGATCTGGTGTTAATATGTATCCAATGCCTAATGCAGAAAAAAATACTTCAATTTATGGAGCAAAATCTTCATCTATTACTCCACAAGAAGATGTATTACTGTTATTTCCTGCTGATTTAGAGCATATGGTGGAAGTAAATAAAACAAAAGAACCAAGAATAAGTTTAAGTTTTAATTTTAAATTAAATTAATAATTCGAGAGAACTATAATGACAATACCTGCAAGCGGAGCGGTTTCTTTTTCAGATTTAAGATCTGAATTTGTGCCAGGGAATTCTGGTTCTGTATCACTTGGAAATTTTTATCGAGGTTTGCAAACAAATGAAGCTTTAGTATTAAGTGGTCCAACACAGAATGCTAATATTGCAACATCTGGAACTATAACTATGGCGTCGTTTAGAGGTGCCGTTCAAGGTTTGAATTTAACTGGACAAGTTAGACTTTTAAGCCCTGTAGCAAATTGTGGTGGTGTTGGTGTTAGAGCTGGTAGTGTTGGAGTTAGTACACCGAATTCAATTTATAATTATGTATATTGGAATCCAGCTGGATATGTAACTCCTTCTAATGGAAGACAAACTCAAGCAGGAACTTTAGTTAGTGGAGTTAAGTATGGATATATTGTACTAACTTCTGGTGATCAAAGTGGTGGTTCAAGACAAAGATATGATGGACCAACTATACCATCTCGAGGATATAATAGTGGTCAAGGCGAAGCAGTAATGGGTACTACTCAGTTTCAAGATATAAAAGCTAATTCGGGCTTCCCAACACTTACTGCATTTGGTCATCAAGGTACAGTTACTGTTAATTTTACTACGATAACAGCATCACAGGGATCAGGGTATGGACAATTAATAGTAAGACATCAAACTGGTACATCTGATCCATCAAAAGGTGGTGCATATGCATATTTTTGGCCATACAACATATTAAAGAAAGGTTATGAACTTATGGGAATGACTTTTAATGAAGGTGGTTAAGAAATAATATAATGATTAATCTGAAGGACCTAATACAGTTATAATATAACAAATCAGATTTTTTGTACAATTATTTTTTATATGATATAAATAATCTAATATAAATTAGGAAATAACATGGCAGCAATAACATTAAGAAATTTAAAAGGATCTCCACTTAGTATTACTGAGATGGATAATAACTTTGTTAACATCAATACAGAACTAGGAACTAAGTTAACAGCTACTACATATACTGCCGCAGACATATTAACAAAATTAAAAACCGTTGATGGATCTGGTAGTCTTTTAGATGCAGATTTATTAGATGGTTTACATTCTGATACAGCAAATACCGTAGGAACAATTGTTGCTAGAGATGGATCTGGTAATTTTTCTGCAGGTACAATTAGTGCTAACATTAATGCTACTGGTACTACAGTATTAAACGGACCATTAAATACGAATGCAGCAGTTGGTACTGCTGGGTTTGTTCTTAAATCAAGAGGTGCTGGTTTATCTCCAGAATGGGGATCAGCTAATGTAGCACTAGCATCAGAACAAACAACTGGTGTATTGCCAGTATTAAAAGGTGGAACAGGATCAACTAGTAGAACTGGAACAGGTAATACAGTATTAAGTATATCTCCATCATTAACAGGTAGCCCAACGGCACCAACTCCAGTGGCATCAGACAATTCGACAAAAATTGCTACAACTGCATATGTACAAACTAAAACTAGTGTATTAGGATCTATGTCAACTCAAAATGCTACTTCTGTTGCTATTGCTGGTGGAACTATGGCTGCAGTGGCTATTAGTACTGGATCAATGAATAACACAACAATTACTAATGGAACTATTAATGCATTATCAATTTCTACAATAGGTTCTAATGCATCTGGAGCAAAAACAATATCTACATCTGCACCTTCTGGTGGAGCTGACGGTGATATTTGGTATGAGGTGTAATTGTGCCAATTCATGTTAAAAAAGACGGTATATGGGTTCCTCCACAGAAAATACATGCTAAACAAAGCGGTATTTGGAAAGAAGCCAATAATGTATACATAAAAGATGGTGGTGCATGGAAACTACTTTATAGTACATATAATCTTACTACTAGTTCTAATGATGTAAATTTATATACTGCAATGGGCAGTCCAACAACAGCATTAACTGCTATTATTACTATTGATGATAATATTGACATAGCAAGTACCAATATACTTACTCCTGCACTTGATATTGGTGCATTTCCAGCAGATAGTATTATCTATTTGACGATTGGATCAAATACTTATATTACAGGACGAGGTGGTACTGGTGGTGCTGGTTCTGATTCTGGAGGAGGAAACCCACAAGCTGGTACTCCTGGAGGAACTGCATTAAAAACTTCCTTGCCAATTTTTATAACAAATAACGGTATCATCGGTGGCGGTGGTGGCGGTGGTGGCGGTGGTGGTTCTCGACGAGTATACTTTGCTGCTGGTAACGGTGGTGGTGGAGCAGGTGGTTATCACAATGCAACCACATCTGGTGCACTTGGAATCTCTCCAGGATACAATGTATCAATACCAGCAGGTGTAGGTGGTATTGCTGCAGGACCAAGAGTAGAAAATAATCCATCACCAAGAGCTACTGATGGTACTAAAACCACAGGAGGTGCTGGAAGTCTTGATGCCGCTGGAGGAAGAGGCGGTGGAGCAGGTGGTAATTTAGGTTTTGCTGGAGTAAATGGTACAAGTGGAG